GAGTTACCATCTGCATATACAGAAACATTATCTGCATTAGAATCTAAATGGATAATTCCTCCTAAAAAGAAATTAGCATCTGCACCTGTATCAATTATAAGGTTTTCTGTTTCTTCTGCAGCACCACCATAAATTAATTTAAAATGAACTCCTGCTGATGGAGAAGGTAATGTCAATGTGCAGTTAGCTGAAAGTGCTGGAACTACAGAAACTCTACCGCCATGGGCAGTTGCAGTTAAAGAAATAGCTGTTGTATCAGCTAAAGCTACAGGGGTTACTTGCATACCATCACCATTTAAAGTGAACTCGGTAGTTACAGCACCTGTACTTGAATTTTTAGATACGACTTGAAAGCCGTTTTCGGACCTAATTGGTCCATTAAAAGTTGTGTTAGCCATAATTTTCTCCTAAAAGAAATAATCTATCATCTTGGCAAATGTCTGCTAGGTCAGTTGATAGACAAATTAATAAAATACCTAGATTTATAATATACCATAAAAAAAAGGGGGAACATAAGTTCCCCCTTAATGTTCTTACGAACTACCTGGTGAGCCAAAGATACCAAGTGGGTCTGAAACTCCAAACGAGTATCTTTCCCTAGCTTTGTATCTAACATTACCAGTATCAAAGTCTCCATCCATAGATGTAGTCATTGGACTTCTAACGAAGTGCTTCATGCCATCAGGAACATCAGTTGTGATGAAGAAAGCATTTGTATCAGTTAAATAATGATTAACTGAATAGCCTTCTGGTATCACGCCATTTGTTTTAATAGCATTAATATCGTTATCAGCAGTTCCTACTCTATAGTCACTTTGCAGAAGTCTAGTAGCAACAAACTGTAAGTCTGATGGTACGATTAACTTCTTAGGTCTAGCAGCAATCTTTAGACCTCTTTCATCAGTATATTTACCGATTTGAATGATAGCATCTTCTAAAGATGTTTCATTTAAGTCAGCACCTGATGAAGGTCTGTTGCTGTTAGTTCCACCATTTACTAGTGGGTGAGCTGTGCTAAATAAAGCAACACCATCACCTGATGTAAAGGCAGTACTAAACCCATTGTTAAGCGGATTAACCGCTTTAACTTGCTTAGTGTAAGCCATAGCACGAGCTAATGCTTTAGTATATCTTCCTGACAGAGATACATAGAGGTTATCCTCCATTGCTTCTTCTGTAATGGAATATCCCATTGCAATAGTTTCGTGTGTATAACGAGCTACAAAAGACTCTTGTGCAGTATCATAATTGATAGCTGAACCTTCATCTTTTACTGGAGCAGCTCCGAAACCTGATAACTTTAGTTCTTCCTCAAAACTTCTTTCGGAATTTTCAGTTACATAAATTTCTTCATGCTCGTTCTCGTATGTGCCGTATTCTTCTCCGAATAACGCATTTAATCCTGGTAGGAGTTGTTTAAGCTCATTCGCTCTTGAAATAGCTGCCATAATTTATTCTCCTTAACCTATACCAGTTGTGTTTAGCAACTGATGTCCAACATTAAACATTACTAATACATCTGTGTAAGTATCACCAACTGCACTATCTGGTCCATCAACAAAATCAACGATTTTAAGAGGTAGTGTGGCAGTAGTTGCTACAGTAGATATATCAACCGAGTTTTTGCTTGTGCCAATTGCTGTACTTCCTGCAGTTTGCACAACAGCACAGTTTTTACCAAGGTCGTCTTGGTCTGCTGCACCATCGCATTGCATTTGCATTAGTATAAAAGGGTCACTCGCAACATACGCAACAATGTCATCCGCAGCAGTTGAAGCTGGGAAATATTGATTCGTAGTAAATTGCCCTGTTGTAGGGTCTGTGTAAGCACAACCAAGGAATACACCAATAGGTGTACAAGCTGTAGTACCAGTATCTTTTTGGATAGTGGTATTAGGGTTATCGTCACCCCACTTTACAAAATCACCATAGAATATGGATGTTCCATACGCATTTTTAATTTTGTAATGTGTAACTTTACCTTGATAAGGGCTTCCAACAACTGTTCCAACAGGTCTTGCTCCGTGAGGAGTTGCACTTGTAGACATAATTGTCTCCTTATTTTAAATTAATTATTAAAGACTCCTAAGAATCTTTACCAAAAGTGGTTCTCGATTTGCGTTCAAACACTTGTTTGGTCGCCATTCGATTATCCTGTTCTTTCATGTAAGTATTGTCAACAGAGTCCATTTGCGATTGAGCAAGATTTTGAAAATGTTCATCTCTTGCTTTAGCTTTAGCTTCTGGCATCTTACATAAAAGTTGCCCACCAATTTCAACATTACCTTTTTTTGCCCATTCCGAGCCATGGTCCATCATATGAATCTGTAATTCAGGATGGTCTTCCAATCTACAAGGTTGCCAGCCTTCACGGAATCGTCTAGATACATTAGGGTTATCAGATTGTCCTAATAGGGCAGTTCTGATGTACCTAAATACCCAGCCTGTCTGTGGGTCTGGTGTCGGTAAATTAGCTGCATTTTCCCAGCTTTGTGTGTGCTGAGTAGCCTCTCGGCTTTCTGTCTCTCTAGGAGTACGCTCTTGGTTTTCAGGAGTATCAGATGAAACTGCCTCCACTTGATTAGTAGTATTATTTTCTTCTGACATATTAAGCCTCCCTTAATAATTGATTTGCATACTGCTCAGGACTAATACCAAGTTGGCGAGCTAGCCTAACTTGTGTCTGAGTCAGACGGATTTGCGTGGGTTTTTTGTTTCCGCTATCCCTCGTTGCGGATGCAACAACTGTTGATGGTTGTCGTTTTGGCGTTTCACTTTCTTGAGACATTTCTGTTTCATTAGTAGGTTGGACACCGAAAAAAGTTGGAAATTGTTGTCGCATAGCAACATCAACTTCTTGATAATATTCTTTAGATTTTGTAGCAGGGTCTATTCCCTTAGCTTGTAATGACTGGTCAACATACATAGCAAAAGATGTCATTTCTTTATGTACTGGTTCGCTACCCATAAACCATGGATTTTTTTGCGACCAAGCTTGCATGTCTGGGTCTAACTGTTGTTCTTGTTGAGGAACTACAGGTCGTTGTACTGGCATTTTGCTAGCAATTTCGTTTTGAACTTGTGCAGCCATTGAAGAAGCTTGTTGTTCTGCTAGAGTTGCTTTAGATAGTAACTCCTGTGCCTTAGTCATTTCTTCGGCATTACCTTCTTCATATGCTTTCTTAAAAGCTTCTTGGGCATTTTGTTTTGCCCATAAAGCATTGTTATATGCTTGTTTATTTAAAACTTGTCCGCCCTGGTCAACCATAGCTTGTAGCTTTTGGTTTTCTGACATTAACAGTTGTAATCTTTTTATTGCTTCTTCTGATTCTCTAGCAGCAGCTTCTTTAGCTCTGCGTTCTTCATGATACTCATATTTAATTTTAGCAATTCTGTCACCAGCTCTTTTACTATAATCAGCAATTTCTTTATCAACTGTATCATCATCCACATCAGGAGTATTATCTTCTGCTTTTTTTGATACTCTATCTTCTTCTGGAGTATCATTTACTACTTCAACATCATCAACAACTTCAACTTCTAAGCCTTCAGGTATTGTATTGTTTATTTCTGTAGTTTTACCAAAAAACTTTTCTTCCTCTGATTGAGGTACAGTTTCTGGAATATTAGGTTCTTCGTTAATAATTTCTGTCTTACTCATGCTCTAACTACTCCTGTAGGGTCATCGACTACTGCTTCCACAGTATCATCGTTAATTAAACGAAACTCTTGTCCATACATTTTCATGCGAGTGCCAGAATAAGCTCTAAAGATTACCCAATCACCTTCTTTACACCATGCTCCTGTTGGAAACCTTTTAGTGTCTTTATAACATTCAGTACCAAGTTTTAAGACATAGCCACATATATTGCTGACTTCTTCATCTTGTATAGTAGAGGATGCTTTTATAATTCCACCTTTAGATTTTTCATCTGCTTTAGGCATAGCTATTAAAATCTTCCAACCTTTAGGTACAGGTAGTTGACTTTTAGCTTCTTTGCTTAATTCAGGCGTTTTAACACTTTCAGGTTCAGGCATTATTTTTCCTTTATCACTCATATTTTTTGCACGACTTCAGGAGTCGAGTTCCTATTTCTCCAAGTTCCTCTGCATATAATCCAGAAGTTCTCGTTCTGCAAGGGCTAAACCCTCGACAATACCTGCCATTTTTTGATACTCGGAGAAGTCTTTACAAGCTCCTGTACTCATATGGTCGGCATGTTCATTCATCATACCACGCAACTTTAACTTCAGATGTTCTGATAGTGATAGCTCTGTGATATCATTTTCCATTCTGTTTACTATCTTCAAGCATATCTTTTGCTATGTCAATACCTTTTATGAAATCTTCTCTAGCTACTTTATCTGATAGTTGGTCGGCTTTTAACAAGTCACTAGCTGTTTTCTGCCCTATTTGAGCACCAGCTATTTCTGTTTGAGCCTTAATTCTTTCCCTTTCGATAGCATCTCTATTAGCTGCTTTAGAAGCATCAAGCTGTAATCTAGCTTTGCCTTCTTCTGCTCTACGCATTGCTTCTTGTTCTTTAATAGCTACTTCTCTTTCTTTAGCTATTATTAGTGGGTCTTGTTGTTGTTCTTCTATTCTTTCTTGTTCTGCTCTTTGTTGCGATGTACCAAGCACTCGTTTGGCTGCTTCTGCTACAAGACTAGAAATTCGTTTTTCAACATCGGCTGGTAGAGGTTCACCTTCTGGAGGTAACTCAACACCCATTTCAGCTTCAACTTCTTTTCTATATTTCATAGTTAAATGTTCATTTACATATGCTGATGCTGCTGCAAGAATACCTTGTGCGTTAGGACTTCTTTCAACTGTGCTCATAATCTCAGGATTTTGTTGAGCTGAAGCTACTACAGATATGTGTGCTTCATGGTCTTGCTGAACAAAAGCTTTTACTGGCTTGCCATTAATTAAGTTCTGTACCGCAGTAACTGGGTCTACTGGCTTAATATCATTTCCATCTGGAATAATATCATCTACATCGTTAATGCCTAATACTTCAAGCATTTGTCTATGTAGTTCAGGTAAGTTATACATATCAGGCGATGTTGTTGCTAATTGCATAGCAGCTTGATATTGCATAATTCTTTGAGCCATAGTTGCAGCATTAGGGTCTGATACAGGTAATACATCTACTCTGTTATCAAAGTC